TGACCGCGCGAAGTTGGCCCATGAAGAGGAGCAAAAGAACAAGTAGGGTTCAAGACGCGGCGAGGCAAGGCCTGGCGAGGCACGGCGAGGCTCGGCGCGGCTTGGCCGGGCGCGGCATGGCGGGGCAAGAGCGAGGGAGCCAATGGCTCAATGGTGGTGGTGTCCGCGAATAAAGGCGGGGCGAGGCGGGGCGTGGCATGGCGAGGCGGGGCGAGGCCAGGCCAGGCGAGGGAGCCAATGGCTCAATGGTGGCGGTTCCGCGAATAAAGGCAAGGCGTGGCGAGGCTAGGCCAGGCCTGGCAGGGCGAGGCAAGGTAAAGGCAGGGCGGTTTTCCGTCCTGCCTTTTTTCGTCAGCTATCCGATTTCCGGATTCTTCACACTCGCCTGCACTGATCCGCTAATGTCCGCAGCATGGTAATCGCGGACATCGAAACAGACTTGCTTGAATACGCCGACTTTGAAGAAGTTGCCAGCGTAGCACGCGCCAGACTGTTTATGACTGCCGCCAAGCGTTGGCTGATCCTGCGGGCTGACTCAGCGTCCAGCAATTCGCAGTCGATGAGCATCGGCAAAGCGTTCGTGGAAAATCTGCTGATTCGCGCTCAGGCGTACGTATCTGCCAACGGCACGTCCGCAGCATCAGGCCGAACAAAGTTCTTGCACGTCGGGGGTTTCTTCCGATGAGCAGATCCAAGCCGATGAACATCGCCAGCGCGTTCGACGCGATTCGAGCCGATTACGACGCGACACGTCAAAGCCGATTCATTCGCCGCCGTACTGGAGTTGCTCCACAAGGCGGAAACGCTGACTATCACTTTCGAACCGAAATAAAGTATTACGATCTGATCGAGCAAGCTCGCGACATGGACCGCAACGACGGTCTTGTCGGATGCCTTGCTGATCGTCGCGTTGACAACATCGTTCAGCAGGGTTTCGCGCTCGACGTCAAGACCGGGGACAAGGCTCTTGACCTAGACCTATGGGAGCGATGGCAGGACTTCGCGAACGATCCAGAGCAATGCGACATTGCTGGAGAACTATGCTGGCATGAGATTGAGCGACACGCCAGCCGTGCTGAATCAATTGACGGTGATATCATCATCACCGGCACCGAAGAGGGATCGTTTCAAGCGATCGAAGCTCACGCGATCCAGACTTCGACGAAGATCGAAAACACATTTCTCGGCGTCACTCGCAACCAATACGGGCGGCGCGAACAGTATCACGTCAGATACGACACGAATGAGTTCGGAGGCAAAACAGCGTCTGAGCCGATCGACGTTCGCGACGAGGACGGCATCCGTCAGTTGTTCCATGTCTACAACCCGAAGCGGATCAGTATCACTCGCGGCGTCACACAACTGGCCCCAGTGTTTGCGTTGAGCGGAATGCTTGAAGATATCAATTTTGCGAAGCTGGTGCAGCAACAGATCGTTAGTTGTTTTGCGATCTTTCGCAAGCTGGCGGCCGGATCACAGGACTTGCCAAGCGTTGATGGAATCTATGGCGAGCCGGGTACTGAGAACACACAAGTCGGGACGCGACAACTCGAAGGCATTTCGCCCGGCATGGAGATCGTCGGCCGGGCTGGTGAAGAACTCACTGGATTCAGTCCAGCCGTTCCGAATAGCGAATACTTCCAGCAGGTTAAGCTGATCCTACAAATCATCGGAGTCAACTTCGGGTTGCCGCTTTGCCTTGTCTTGATGGATGGCAGCGAGACGAATTTCAGCGGATGGCGTGGAGCTGTTGACGAGGCTCGCAAGGGGTTCGTGGCGGATCAGGAAAACCTTGTTCGCCGCTTGCACAAGCCAGCGTATCAATGGTGGCTAAATCGCCAGATTGAAGGCGACACCTCGCTGAAAAAGTTCCAGAAGAAAGCCGGGATCAAAATCCTCGGTCATAAATGGAACCTGCCGACATGGTCGTACATCGAGCCGGTGGCGGACGCTGAGGGCGACGCTAAGCAACTGCGAAATGCCCTCACCAGTCCCCGCCGGATGCACGCCGCGCGAGGCAAGGACTGGGAAACGATTGCCGAAGAAATCATCGAAGACAACGTTTACGCCATCGAGCGGGCTCAGAAGCAAGCCGACGGACTCAATGCGAAATTCCCTGGCGGACCGATGCTGACATGGCGTGATTTGATTGCACTTCCAATGCAGGAAGGCGCAACGATCGCAATGCAAGATCCAGCGGCGATGGCGGCGGCACAGGACGCGGCAAAGAAACCTGCGGACGTCAAGCCGGTGGCAAAACGAAAGCGAGAGGTGAAGCCATGAAAGAAATCAGAATTGATGGAGTAATCGGCCAGGGCGAGGGTGAAATCTCAGCCGCTGCCATTCGCGCAGAACTTCCAGAGAACGGCACCGATTCGATCAGAATCTCAATGCACAGCGAAGGCGGCTCTGTTTTTGAGGGGTTCGCAATCTATGACATACTCGCGAAATACTCAGGGCCGAAAGTTATCGCCGTTGAGTCAACAGCATTCAGCATTGCTTCATTCATCGCGATGGCGGGCGATGAGGTCGAGATGTCACCAAATGCCTATTTCATGCTGCATAATCCGCGAATTGAAATCGAAGGCGACGATGAGGAATTATCCAAAACATCGTCCATGATAACCGATCTGAAGACAAACATGGTCAACGCTTATGCTCAACGCACGGGCAAGACGACTGACGAAATTCAGGGCATCCTGAAGGCTGAAACGTACTTTAACGCGACTGATGCTATAGCCTTTGGGCTTGCGGATCGAGTCACACAATCACCAGTAAAAGGCCGGGCGTTCGCTCAGCTTGCATCCATGCCGCATGGAGTTGTAACTGCACTATTTGGTGCGGGCTCTGGCGGTGACACCGACTCGAAGAAAGGTCACAAAATGACTGAGTCTGTACCTGTTGCCGCCACGGTTCGCGAGATCCGTTTGGCATACCCAAAGGCGAAAGCCGATTTCGTTTTGTCATGTCTAGAAAAGGCAATGCCGATGGCGTCGGTCGCTTCAGCAGCCGCTGAAGAGATGATGAAAGAAAACGAAGATCTGAAAACGGCCAACGCGGCGATGACGGAGGAGCTGACGGCACTTAAAGCCAAAGCAATGGAAGTTGATCCTGCTGAACCGGATGAAGATGACGTGGCAGCAAAGGCCAAGGCAAAAGCGGAAGGCGACGACGAAGAAGAAAAGATCGAAGCCAAAGCCAAGGCCAAAGGAGTGAAGCCAGTCGCCAGGGGAACTGCCGGTCGTCCATCCGCAAAGGCTCGCTGGGACGAGGCTGTCGAATCTTCGATCACGAAATGCGGCGGCAACAGAATGAAGGGCGTCGCGATGGCCAGCAAAAACAATCCTGGTCTTCGTGAGTCAATGCTCACGGAAGTCAACGCCCGATAATTCGCGGCCAACGTGGCAGCGGAATGAATCAACAGAACCTCTTTGAGGAATAAATAAAATGTCACAACAGTTTGACTCAGGCACGATACCGATGACAGCAGACGCTGCCATTGCTCAGTTTGCCCGTGTTATTTTTGAAGCCGATGGACGGTGCGTAACGGCCGGTGTAGCACAAGTAGGCGACGGGATCGCACAGACTGCGGCACTAGCAGCAGGCGACGTGATCAGCGTTAAGACATGGAACAGCAGCGGAACATTTAAGATGATCGCGATTGAGGCTCTTGCCGTCGCTTCTCCACTGTACACCGAAGCTTCTGGCAAGGTGCAAGATACCGCCGCCTCAACCTCGTTTCTGTTCGCAAAAGCTCTCGAAGCGGCTACAGCGGACGGAGATATCATCGAATGCGTTCTGCGACACGGCACACCAGTCGCAGTCGCGTAAATGAAGCCCGATGCGTTCCCCGGTGGAGGTGGCCACCAAAGCCGGGGAACTTTACTTTATGTTTCTAAATCGCGTTGCATCGGGAAGAAAGAAATGCAATGCCTAGTCCAACAACCAGTCTGGCAACCCAACGCCCAGACCTGGCCACGTTCCTTGAATTTGACCTGGAGTCTGAAAAAGCTGGCTACGTCGCAACGCAGGTGTTTCCTGTAATCGACGTGCAGAGCCAAGCCGGTTCATTCGGAAAAATTCCGCTTGAACAACTGCTGCAACAGCGGGACACGAAGCGTGCTCCTGGCAGCGGATACGCTCGCGGAAACTGGACGTTTACCACGTCCTCTTATGCTACGGAAGAACACGGTGCTGAAGAGCCAGTGGACGACCGTGAAGCGAAGATGTACGCGGAGTATTTCCAGGCTGAGCAGGTCAGCACAATGCGGGCGTTTTCGTCCGTGTTGCGGAATGGCGAACAACGTGTCGCGGACAAAGTGTTCAACACGACGACCTGGACAGGAGCGGCTTTGGCAACAACCACGGCGATTGCGTGGGGAACAATTGCAACCGCTGTTCCATTGACAAACGTCGAGGCGGCTGTCCAGAAAGTTTACGACAACTCTGGCTTGTGGGCGAACGCTTTGGTTATCAATAAGAAGACGTTCCGCAACTTGCGGAACACGCTTCAGGTAATCGATCGAATCGAAGCTAATGGCTCGGGTTCAGCAGCCAAAGCCAGCGACGTAACGATTGAAATGTTGAAGGCCGCATTTGACCTCGAACATGTGATTGTCGCGGGCACAAGCCGTAACAGCGCCCGCGAAGGCCAGAATGCAACGCCAGTTCAGATTTGGGGCAGCCAGTATGCAATGGTGTGCCGAATTTCAACCAGTGCCGATATGCGAGATCCTTGCATCGGCCGGACGTTCCACTGGTCTCAAGACGGGTCGTCAATCGGCGGCACGGTCGAAAGCTATCGAGAGGAACAAGTGCGTGCGGACATTATCCGTGTTCGTAACGATGTGGCCGAAGTTGTGCTCTACCCTGAGGCTGGCCACTTGCTTGTGATTGGTTAAGGATCACTGAGTGACTTTGTTTGATGATCACTTTGCCGCTACTGCATTCCCCGGACTGTTAGATCAGTTCGGGGAGTCGGTAACGTATTGGCCATTCGGACGGGCGAGCCGAACGATAAAGGCAATTATCGATCGTAGCCCACCTTCAGTATTCGACGCGGCCGGTAACGCTGTTTTGCCGACGGCGGTGATTCAGGTTTACAACTCGGCCACGTCCGGAATTTCATCAAAAGAACTCGACAGCGGGGCGGATGAAATCGAGATGATTCTAAAACTCGGTGAAACAGTCTCGAAGCGTGTCAGCGTTATGGTGCTGCTGTCACAAAGTGGCGGCGTCACTCAATTGGCGGTGACATGATGACAGAGCCAATCGCTGAACAGATCATGGTGAAGCTAAGGGAACGGGTTGAGAAAACGTTTCGGGCGTATCGCTCAACACGGGTCGCGACATGGATGCCGAAGGATCAGGTGACGCACATTTTTCAGGGCAATTTGACGGCAAACGATTCGATCAGTTGCCCTGGAAATCCACCAGCAAAAGGCTGGACTCTGGAAGCGGCGGTGGCAGGAATAGCCAAGCCATCGGACAGAGACACAGTGCCGATCGACACATACAAAAATCGACTCGGGGCCGACATCCTGAACGCGATCACGAACGCAAGCCTGTGGCACAACTGGGACGGACTCGCGGTCAATACGGACATGAGCGACGTTGAGGATTTTTCAGGCACGGATGGTTCAGCATCGGGTGTAATTGTGAAGCTGGCAATTCATTTTCGAGTCTCGGAGACAGATCAATACACAGCGAGGGCGTAATGATTTCCATTGAAGTTAACGCCAAACAACTGACGGAACTGCGGGAGGCTTGCGGCCGGGCAAAGAAAGACTTCTCGAAGGAGTTGGCGGCGGCCATTAACGACACAGTCAAGAAGACGAAAACGAACATCAGTAAGGAAATCCGAAGCGTCGTTAATGTGAAGAAAGCGGCAATAGATAAGGCGATCAGTGTCAAAGGCAAAGCAACAGCACAATCCCTGCGTGGTGCGGTTTCTCTCAGAAAAGAGGCTCGTATCGGACTGCAACATTTCGGGGGTCGGCAGAACAAAAGTGGAGTCAGTTACAAGATCAGTAAGCAGGGCGGGCGCAAAAGTATTGCCGGTGCGTTCATGGGGGCGAAGCCTGGGCAACTGGCTCCAAAACTTTACGGTGGCGTGTTCAGGCGAGCGGGCAAAACAAGGCTTCCGATCGTCAAATTGTACGGAGTGTCACCATTCGGGGCGTACGTAAAAAACGACTTAGATGAAGCGGAAGTCGTCTTCATCAACAAAAATCTTCAGAACCAAATGGATCGACGAATCAAACTTAATGTTCTCAGAGCCAACGGGCTCGTCTCGAACTAGGAATCAAACACCATGACACTTCTACGACGTCGCTCAGTTTTTGCAGCCAAGACTGAAACCACTGTAG